GAATGTATATTTATTATGCAAGAGAGACCTAAAAAATTCTGGCAAGTATTATGATAGGAAAGCTAATATACGGAAGGTTAAGTACAGAGCCAACAGTCATAGCGATTGTAGGGCAAAAGATTTATCCGGACTTAACTCCTCAAGATGTTCAATATCCCTTCTGTGTATACACTATCATTAACTCTACTGCCATTGATTTTAAAGATGGTCAAAGTAATTTGGAAGAAGTACAAATACAAATAGACTGTTATACACAAAGTTATGACAGTACACAAGAGCTTGCAAACAACATAAGAAATAGCCTTGATAGATTTACGGGCACAGTAAACGGTATAAGTGTACAAACGATTAAATATATGTCAAGCGATTCACAGGTCTATAATCCTACGTTAAACGTATATTGGATGTCAGTTGATTTTATGGCAAGAATGAAACGATAATTATGAAACTAAGATTAATAAAAACTTGGAACGGAAAGCCAGTCGGAGCAACAGGAGTATTCCTTTCCGACTTTGGCAAGCAGCTTGTTGCCGATGGCATTGCCGAGCATCTTGATGATGACTTTGTCGTAGAGCAGATGCCAGAAAAACAAGTGCAAGAGGCACCTCAACCAATTTATATTCCTGTGCCAATGCCTATGGAATATTTTGAGCATGAGAATGAATTGGAAAAAATTGATGTTAATATAGATTTGTCAAAAGCTAAAAAATAATAAAATGGCAACAACTGGAATAATTAACGGTACGTTGATGAGGTTATACAAAGATAGCACTGCTATTGGTTACGCCACATCCTGCCAAATGAACATCTCCGCAGCTATGCGTGAAATCTTAACAAAGGATTCCGCAGCTGGAGGATGGAGAGAAGTAAAAAAGGGTCAGTTATCTGGCACACTTTCAACAGAGGCACTGTATGCCGGGCCTGGTGATACATCTACAAATTACTTGTTTGATGATCTCTTTACCGATTTAATTAGTGGTACTGCGCTTACTATTAAGTTTACTACTGATGTTCAAGGTGACAATGTGTTTACAATGTCTGCTATATGTACATCATTAGATCTTAATGCCGCAGTGGAAGAGAATACAAGCTACTCTGCATCTTTTGAGGTGACAGGTGCAATCGCGAAGACAACAAAAGCATAATTTAAAAATTACCTAACATGAAAACAATAAAAATAGCTAATGCGGACATTCCAGTAAAGTTTGGAATGTTCGTGTTAGGTACATTTTTACGGGAGAGGAATCTAAAACTTAGCGACCTCTCCCAACTTGGCGAAGACCTCCTATTTGCTCTTGAACTTGCCTTTGCAGGTGTACAGGCAGGTTACAAGGCAAAGGGAGAGAAGTGCCCATATACCTTAGAAAAGTTTTGCGACTTAGTAGATTTGGATAAGGGAGGGATAAATAGGATAACGGAGCTGATAACAAATGAGATTTCAGTACCAGAAGATCCGGAAAGAAAAAACGAGATAGCGGAGGAGCAGAATTAACGCTTGATTATATAGAGCGTTTTTGCTTTGGAGTATTAAGATTTTCTCCTCCGCAATACTATGAGATGACACTAAGAGAGGTTATTATAGCCATGCAAGGTTATAATAACCAATTTGAAATAGAACAGCAATTTGAGTGGGAGAGAGCCAGATGGCAAACAACACTTTTATTAAATGTTCATACGGCAAAAGGCAAATCAATTAAGCCTAAAGATTTGATTGAATTTCCTTGGGAGACAGATAACGTAAAACCAACTAAAAGAAGTTTGTCAGAAGTTGATAAGTCAATTTTTGAGAAATGGGATAAAGAGTAGATAATGGCATTAGGTAAACTGAATTTAAAACTTGGCATTGATGTAAGTAATCTTGAGAAAGAACTTGGCAAGGTTGAGCGTAGTATGGCAAGGTTTGGTGGTAAAATGCAAAGTGTAGGTACTACATTATCACAGTCACTTACCTTGCCTATTATTGCACTTGGAGGAGCAGCTTTAAAGTCCTTTGCTGACATGGAGAGGTTGCAAAACGGTTTAACTGCCATTATGGGAAGTAGTGCAGCAGCATCAGTTGAATTAGAAAAATTAAGAAAGGTTGCAGAGAATCCTGGTCTTGCTTTACCTCAAGTTGTAAAAGCATCAGCTACTTTGCAATCTGTTGGTATGTCTGCTGATGTTGCTCGAGAAACTATTACACAATTTGGAAATGCAACTGCAAGAGCAGGAGAGGGAGCTGAAACATTTGATGGAGTTATCGTTGCGTTAGGTCAAATTAGTGCAGTAGGTAAAGTTACACAAGAAGACCTTAATCAGATAAAAGGAAGGTTACCAGAGTTTGCTGATGTAATGAAAAATGAATTTGGAGTAGTTACGGCAGAGGCAATAAATAAAATGGGCATTAGTGCAGAGGATTTTATTACAAGGTCTGTAAGTGCGTTAGGAGAATTAGAAAGAGCAAAGGGAGGCCTTGGTAATGCTTTTGATAATTTAAAAGACAATGTAGGTGCATCATTAGCTGAACTTGGTAAGGTAATAAATACAAGTTTAAATGTGGAGGCAATTTTTATAGCTTTATCGGATAAATTAAATTATTTAGTAGAAGGCTTTAAAAAATTAAATCCAGAAACACAAAGCTTTATTGTATATGCTGGTTTAATTGTTGCTGCAATTGGTCCAGCAATATTTATAGTAGGTAAAATGATTACTACCTTTGGAGCATTAGCAGGTACTACAAAAATGATAATTGAAAATTTTGGAAAACTTAAAGGAGCTGTTGTTAAAGCCTTTACAGCTATACTTGCTAATCCTGCTATACTTGGAGTAACTTTAGCTATTGCTGCCGTTGGTGCTATTGCTTTATACGTTTATGATAACTGGGAGGCATTTGCAAGTAGGTTTCAAAACATTTGGATTAACATAAAAAATAGTACAATGAAAGGTGTAGCTGATTTTATGAAAAACATAGATAAGCTACAGAAATTTTTAGGTATTCAATTATTTGATGTTAGTAGTTTAACAAGTTATACAGAACAACAAAAAGTAGTACAAAAAGAATTTAAAAGTATAGGAGAAACAGTTGATAGTTTATCTGGTAAATTAAAAAGTTTATTTTTAGCTAAACCAAAAACTGGAACTAATGAAGAAGCTATTATAGGTAAAACTAAAACTACAACTACTCCAACAGGTGGCGGTACTGCAGCTGCATTACAACCAGCTACACAAGATTTAGGTATTACTGCTATGCTTCCAACATTGGATGTATTGCCAACAAAATTAAGTAGTGTAACTGCAGAAGCAGAAAGATTAAAAGAAACAACATTAGCACTAAACGATGCTACTACAAAATTTGTTCCTCCTATTCCTGCTATTGTAGCTTTTAAAACTGAAATAGAATCTTTAGGATTAAAGATGAATGAATTAGGAAATGCATCTATAAATATTAATTCTGCTATATCATCTGGTATCGGAGTTTTAGCAAATGAGTTTGAAAAAGGTATAGGTTCATTTAATGATTTTGCTAACGCAGTAGTTAAAGGTGGTTTAAGCATTATAAAATCATTGATACAACAAGGTGTAGCAGCTGCGGTTTCAAATACATTAAAAGGGCCTGCTGGTACATTGGGCCCAGTCGGTGTTGCAGTTGCTGGTGCTGCTGGAGCATTGGCATCGGGATTATTTACAAGTTTAATTTCAAAAATAGGATTACCTAAACTTGCACAAGGTGGTCTTGCCTATGCTCCAACTATGGCAATGGTGGGCGATAACAAAAACGCACGAGTTGACCCGGAAGTAATTGCTCCTTTGTCAAAGTTAAAATCAATGATGGGTGACATGGGCGTAGGTGGCACACTGGAGACAAGGATAAGCGGAAATGATTTGATTATATTGTTAAATAGATCTCAAAAAGGTCTTAGTAGAATACAATAATGGGAGTTAGGTATCAAACGACAGTATATAACGAAAAAAGCAGAAAGATTACTGTATCAATAAAAGATAGTAATTATTCTGGTGCTGTTGGGACATTTGATACTTTATCATTAGGCTTACAATATGATAGCGAAAGCCAGCAAGGACAAGAAAGATTTACACCTATTATTGGATCTTCATTTAATTTATCTTTACTTATAAATAATAACGATTTACAAACATTACTTCTTGATATTGGATTAGCGGTTGAAGGAAGGTTTACAATAGATTTAACTGCTTATGAGGATGATAATACGACAGTATCTTTTAATTGGTATGGTTATATAGTTACAGATTTAGTGCAATTTGAGGATGTGCCTTTGTCGATTGGTTATGTTGCTCAAATATCTGCCATTGATGGATTAGGATGGCTAAAAACTTTAGACTATAAAAGTGCAGTAGGGCCTTACAATGGGCAAGACACAGTAGTACAACATATATTAAATTGCCTCAATCAATTAGATTTTGTACAAACTGAACTGGTGGCAAATAGCTTACCAGTCCTTCACACTGTTTTTAACTGGCATGAAAGCACATTAACATATAGTGCAAATAATGATTTTGCTTTAAAAACTGCAATACAACATAGAGCATTTTATCATATTGACACAAAGAAAAATTATACTTACCAAAGTTGCTATGATGTAATTAAAAAAATATGTCAGGCACTTGGTGCAAGAATTATATTTAGCGGTAGTCAATATTGGTTTATTCAGATTAACCAATATGCTAACAATCCATCATCATTACGTTATTTTAAATATAGTGCTTTAGGTGTACAAACATCTGGCACTTTTACTGATGACTTTACTTTATCTAACGTACAAGGTAATTTAGGAAGTAGTGATTTAATGAGATTAAGTGGTGGGAAATGGACATACTACTCGGCTTTAAAAAATGCTTTAGTACGTTATAATCATAATGCCAAAAAGAATTTAATGCCTGGTGTAGTGTATAACTACATTACAAATACAGATCCTGTTATAGTAAGAACAGATACATTAGATAGTACAAACAATGAAGCTAAACTTAGCTATACAGGAATGTTATATCAAAGGTCTATTTGGTCAACTGGAGGAGGTTTTGTGCCTCATATATTTGTATATGCTGTAAAAGTTGCATCTATTATTGATTACATACCATTAATGGGTTTTAATATATTACAGACCTGGACACTTGGAAGTGGATGGAGTATATTAAATGGTAGTTTATTTGCTACTACAGTTACAGGAGTAGTTGAATGGACAGGCAGCGCGGTTGTTTCTAATAGATATTATTACGTTACTATAAAAGTAGGAACTTTGCAGCAAGGTGAATTAAGATTACGCATTGGTGGAGTTACTAAAACTATAACTACTGAAGGGGATTACGAGTATAAAATTTATACAACAAATACAGATGCTTTTAAATTAGATTCTATATCAGCTTTAAAATTTACTGGTGTTATTGATAATTTGCAAGTTAAACAAGAAAGTAAATATTTAAAAAGACCAGTTACTTTTACTAATGGTTTTAATTATCAATTAGGTGCAGCAAGTTGGGAAAGTAGCTTTTATGAATGGGAATTTGTAACAGACATTATAAATTTAGATGGCACTGAAATTAATAACAAAACTATTTCATTTGACACTTTAGCTATTCCAGAAACAGGAGAATATGTTTGGGAGATGCGTCTTAAAGAAGTTAGGGATGAAAGTGGCACAGATATAAAAGCAGATTATGCCATTGAATATTATTTGACTAATAATTATTTAGAATTTCTACCAGATGGTACTATACAAGGTCAATCAGATTTAAAAGAATTTGCAAGTGATAATGATGATAAATCATCTGTTGTCTGCAATCTTGATACTTACCTTGGAGATGGGCCTTCTGCCACTACTACCGGAGGACTTAGAATATTAAATGCATCAAGTATTTACGTTCCATCAAGTGCATGGAAAATAGGTAACACTGGTACTGCTAAAAATGTTAGTCAATTATTAGTTAATGAAATTATACGCGGACAACTTACACCAAAGCTACGCATGGTTGATATGCCATTCCAAAATTTATCAGTTGACAATCCTTACCTTCCTCACAAGGTCATAGAATATTCATCTGGATATTACGTTTTTGAAAGAGGTAGTTTTGATTTAAAAACAGAGATTTGGCAAGGTGATTACTTTAAAATAGAACTCGATGCCTAATTACACCGAAAGAACAGTTTTATCGAAACCTCGAGATTTTGCTGAAGTTGCTAATAACGCAGGCAGTGGTGGAGTGGTAAATAACAATGTCACAGAAACAATAAATAATGTTACAGTAAATGGCTCTGCCGTTTCTATCTTTAATCAAGAATTTCTTGATACAACATCTGCTATATTAACCTGGACACAAAATAACGGCAAGTTGCCGACAACTAATTTATTAGCAGCTATCCATGTTTACCAAAATGGTCAGAAATTAGTCGATAGTCAATATTCTATTACACTACCTGCTACTATTACCATAGATTCTAACACACATTACGATGGAAGTAATTACATTGTATTTGCAATAAATATAAACTAATGGAACA